AAATGAAAATTAAATTAGGAGATTGGCTTAACTCTATTAATGTAGGGAAGAATAATTTAATGGAGGGAGGAGAAAATATAGAGGACTATAGTCCTTTTATTATTAATAAATGTATGGCTTCACATATAGATACATTATTCATTGCCTCTGAAATGAATGTAGCCCATTATCTAGATAAAGATATTCAATATAATTACTATCTCCATGTTGTAAAGAAGAAGAGAAGATTCGCCCAATGGATTAAATCATCTTCATCTAAAGATTTAGAGATAGTTAAAGAATATTATAATTATTCAGACAAAAAAGCTAAAGAGGCTTTAAAAATACTAAGTTCCAAGGACTTAGATACCATTAGAAGTGAATTATATAGAGGCGGAATATAATATTATAAATAAGGATATTATATTCAAATGTTAACGGATTAAATTATGAGTGAAATAGATGATTTATTAGAAATTAGTTTTAAAGAGGTTGATGATTTTCTTAAAATCAAGGAGACATTAACCCGTATTGGAGTGGCAAGTAGGAAAGATAATAAACTTTATCAATCCTGTCATATACTACATAAGCAGGGTAAATATTACCTAGTGCATTTTAAAGAGTTATTTAAGCTAGATGGTAAGCCTTCAGATATATCAGAGAATGATATTGAAAGAAGAAATGCTATAGCTAAATTACTTTCTGATTGGGGCCTCTTGAAGATTAAAGCGGATCTAGGGGATTTAGCCCCAATGAATCAGATAAAAGTTATATCCTACAAAGATAAGGATAAATGGGAATTAGTGGCTAAATATAATATAGGTGGAGTTAAATGAGTATTGGGATTTTAAGATTAAGAAGTGGTGAAGATATTCTTTGTGATGTTATGAGCAATATTGATGGTAATTATGTAGTTGAAAATCCTGCTGTTATCATGCCAGTTGGTAGAAATGATGATGGTGCAATGCAAATGGCACTAAGTCCTTGGATGCCATATTCCACAAATACAGAATTCAACATCCCTGAGGATTTTATTGTTACTACAGCTGAACCAGGAGAAGATATTTTATCTTCATATAGTAGTATGTTCTCTAAAGTATATGCCCCTACAAAAAAGATTCTAACGTAGTTTACAATTAGTCTTATTTGTTATATAATATCTATATCATGTGCAAACAAGTGAAAGTGAGGAACATATATGAGCAGTTTCTATACAAATGTCATACAGAGAAATGGTATGCTCTATACCAGGGGCTACGATTCTGGTAAACAATATTTCAAAAAGATAAGATATAGACCATCTCTCTGGATAGAAGGAGATGGTCCATATTCAAATCTCGAGGGATCTAGACGTCTAATCAAAAAAGATTTTAAATCGATTAAAGAGTCTAAAGATTATCTTAAACTATATGATGATGCCTTTGAAATCTGGGGAGACTTCCCTAATCAATACAAATATATTTCTGAGAATTGGGAAGATGAGATCTCATTCGATTCTGGAGTCATTCGAGTATTAAACTTTGACATCGAATGTATGGCTCCTCCAGAGGGGGGATTTCCACACCCAGATAAAGCTAATGGCCCAATCAATGCTATCACGATGGAATATGATGGCACATATTTTACATTTGGAACAGAGGCTTATGAGGTAAAGAGAGATGATTCCAAATATATAAAATGTAAAGATGAAGCTGATCTTCTCAAAAACTTTGTAAACCTTTGGAGTTTTATAGCACCTGATGTTATAACAGGTTGGAACATAGAGTTTTTCGATGTGCCTTACGTGGTCAATAGATTGAGAAAAGTACTCGGGGATAAATGGGTAAACAAATTAAGTCCATGGGGTATCGTAGATCGTCGTAATTCATCATATGGTCAGGTCGGAGGATTCAGGGTAGGTCATAAGAAAATTGAGAGAGATTCATATGACATTAAAGGCATCACAACTCTTGACTACATAGCACTATACAAAAAGTTCACATTCATCACACGGGAATCCTATAGTCTTAATAATATAGCATTTGAGGAGTTGGGTGAAAAGAAATTAGATTACTCAGAATATGAAAACCTTTTCAATCTCTATGAGAAGAACTATGATCTATTCATTGATTATAATATAAAGGATGTTGAATTAGTAAAGAGACTTGATGATAAACTAAAACTCTTAGATCTAGTTTACATGATGACATATAAAGCTAAATGCTCATACATTGATGTATTAGGTACTCTAAAGGTTTGGGATGTTATATGCTACAATTATTTAAGATCAAATGATATAATTATTGGTGCTAATATAACAGAGGAAACTAAAGAATTTGTAGGAGGATATGTAAAGGATACGTTAGTTGGTAGACATAAATGGGTAATGTCATTTGATTTGACATCACTATATCCTCATCTAATCATGCAATATAATATCTCACCAGAAACATTAAAGAGAAGGGTGCCAGATATACATATTGATGATTTACTACATAAGAAGATTGATCCTTCCAAATTATTAGAAGGTCAAGAAACACTTACTGCAAATGGTACTATATATGATACATCTGTGCGAGGATTCATTCCAGAGTTAATGGAAACCTATTTCAAAGAAAGAAAGATTGCAAAGAATGCAATGTTCTCTGCCAAAACTCCGGAGGAAAGACTTACATATCAAACTAAACAACATGCCATTAAGATCTTACTTAATAGTTTATATGGTGCATTGGGTAATAGATTCTTTAGACATTTTAGTTTGGACTTAGCAGAGAGTATCACAACAAGCGGTCAACTTTCGATTCGTTGGATAGAAGAAGCTCTTAATGGTTACATGAATAAACTTATGAAGACCGAGGACTATGATTATATTGTGGCCTCTGATACTGATTCGGTCTATGTATCATTTGAAAGTTTAATGGAGGATGTACCATTATCTGAGAGAAACGATAAAGTTAATTTCCTTGATAAAATTGCAAAGGAAAAGATTCAGCCATTCATCGATTCCTCTTATGAGGATTTAGCAAAGTATCTAAGTGCATATGAACAGAAAATGTTTATGGATAGAGAGAACATTGCTGACAATTCTGTATTTTTTGCAAAGAAAAGATATATCATGAATGTCCTAGATTCCGAGGGTGATCGCTACGAAGAGCCTAAGATTAAGATGATGGGTATCGAAGCTATTAAAAGCTCTACACCACAATCATGTAGAATAGCATTACGTGAGTTCATTAAGATTATGCTAAATGGTAGTGAGGAAGAAGCTAAAGAATATTATGCGGATTTTGAGAAAAGATTTAAATCCTGTAGTGTTGTTGATATAGCATTTCCACGAAGTGCTAACAATTTAGCTAAATTCTATGATAGTACTTCACTATTTAAGAAAGGTACTCCTATACATGTTAGAGGATCATTGATCTACAATTATTACATAGAGAGTTTTGGTCTAGATTCTAAGTATAAGTATATTTCTGATGGAGATAAAATCAAATTCATTTATTTGAAAATGCCTAACCCTGTAAAAGCAAACGTTATATCTGTTCCTGAGGTATTACCTCCTGAATTAGGATTAGATTCCTATATAGATTACGAATTACAATTCTCTAAAGCCTTTTTGATGCCAGTTGAGAATATGTTAAAGAGTATTAATTGGAATCCTAAATCAGATGAGGAGAGTGTCGACCTATGGGGAAATACTATAGTAGCACAAACTAAACACATTAAAGAAAAACCTAAAAGAGTTGAAGAAAAGATTAACACATTAGAGAGATTTTTTACATGAACATTAAAATGAAAACAGAAGAGATACAATTGAGAAAGAATTTTTATGATCTATGGGGTGTTAGTATTGGTAATAGGGTATCATTAAAATATGATGAGCATCAGTTTAAGTCAAGAGATATAGCTAAGATAAGTGAGATAATCTCAGAGGAATTAGCCCAATTGACTTTTGAAAATGGTTCTGGCGGAACGTGGCACATGTTAAATCTGAATATAGTTGGAGATTAAATATGAGTATAAGTTTATTAGAAAGAATGAAGAGCACATCAAAAATTAAGTTAGCTGCAGTAATGAATGAGTCTAAGGTTCTGAATCAAAGTGCACCGGTATCTACCTCAGTGCCTATGATTAATGTAGCTCTATCAGGTAAACTGGATGGTGGAATTACTAGTGGTTTAACTGTATTAGCAGGGCCTTCTAAACATTATAAAACATCATTTGGGTTATTGATGTTAAAGGCATATCAGGACAAATACCCAGACTCTGTTACCTTATTTTATGATTCGGAGTTTGGCAGTCCTCAAAGATATTGGGAATCTTTTGGTATTGATATGTCTAGAGTATTGCATATTCCAATTAAGAATATAGAGGAATTGAAATTCGATTTAATAACCCAACTCGAAGAAATTTCTCCCAAAGATAAAGTTTTCGTCATGATTGATAGTGTTGGTAATCTAGCATCAAAGAAAGAAGTTGATGATGCTAAGGATTCTAAGTCTGTATCTGATATGACCAGAGCTAAGCAAATGAAATCCCTATTCCGTATGGCTACACCATATCTAACACTTAATGATATACCTCTAGTTGCTGTTAATCATACGTATGAGACCCAAGAAATGTTCTCAAAACAAGTTGTGTCTGGTGGGACTGGTATCGTATATAGTGCTAATACTATATGGATTATTGGTCGTCGACAAGATAAGGTTGGTACAGAGATTAAGGGATATGATTTCATCATTAACGTTGAGAAATCTAGATTTGTCAGGGAAAAGAGTAAGATTCCTATTTCAGTATCATGGGAAGGTGGAATTGAGAAATATTCCGGGTTACTTGAAGTAGCACTTGAATCTGGATTCGTCACTAAACCTAAGGTTGGTTGGTATACTAGACCGACTGTTCCAGATGATAAGAATTATAGAGAGAAAGATACTATGAATGAAGCTTTCTGGGATCCTATATTTGAGAGTACAAATTTCTCAGAGTATATTGAGGAAAAATTCTCTGCTGGATATACGTCAGAGTGAGATAAGAAGAGTTTACAAATGGATATTAATGTATTATAATAGGAATGTATAATGAATCAGCAATTTACTTATGTCGAAAATAAGAATCTACCAGATAAAACTGCAATTAAACTTATTGACGGAAAATATGCTGATATGATATACATCTATGGTAATGTAAGATTCTCAGAGGATATTCCCCCAGTTATGAAGTTTGATTATGAAGTACTTTCTAATCTTGGTAATTGTGAATATAAAGACTCAGAGGATTTTGAATATATCATTGGAGATATTCTTGTTAAATGTATTGAGGAACAATTAGAAGATGATTGAAGAAACTATTATAAGCAGTCTAGTTACAAATGAGGCTTTCCTAAGGAAATCTATACCATTCATTCGTGATGAATATTTTCAGGGTCAAATAGAAAGATTTGTCTTTAAGGAGATAGATACATATGTCTCTGAGTATTCCAATATACCCAGTAAAGAGGCTTTAATAATAGGTATCAATAAAAGAACCAATATCAATGATGACCTTCATTCTAAAATAGTTAATTATATATCAGGAATAGAGAAACTAGATCTCAATCTAGATTGGTTAGTTAATGAAACTGAGCAATTTTGTAAAGATAGATCAGTATATAATGCTGTACTAAAAAGTATATCCATTATAGATGGTAAAGAAAAAGATTTAGCTCCTGATGCATTACCTGGTATATTATCAGAAGCACTCTCTGTCTCTTTTGATTCCAATGTTGGCCATGACTATTATGATAGTGCCGATGATAGATATGAATTCTATCATAGAGAAGAAGAAAGAATACCATTTGATGTGGATTTACTAAACAAGATTACAAAAGGAGGTTTACCAAATAAATCCCTTATGTGCTGGCTTGCTGGTACAGGTGTCGGTAAATCTCTCGTTATGTGTCATCAAGCCGCTGCAGCAATGGAGGTTGGTAAGAATGTATTGTATATTACATTAGAAATGGCTGAAGAGAGAATAGCAGAAAGAATCGATGCTAATCTCATGGATGTTGATATATCAGGGATACAAAACTTATCAAGATCTGATTTCAATGGAAAGATTGATAAAGTTAGAAAGAAATGTCAAGGCGAATTAGTTATTAAGGAGTATCCAACATCATCTGCTCATACTGGGCATTTTGAGCATCTCCTTGACGAATTGAATATTAAAAAATCATTTAGGCCTGATATTATCTTCATTGATTATATTAATCTATGTACCTCTAAAAGGTTTAAGAATGCTTCTAATCAGAATTCCTATACTATTGTAAAAGCTATAGCAGAGGAATTAAGAGGATTATCTGTAGTTCATAATGTTCCTATTGTTACAGCCACACAGGTTAATAGATCTGGTGCTGGGGATGCTGATATCGATTTAACTAATACAGCAGAGTCATTTGGTTTACCTGCTACAGTAGATTTAATGTTGGCCCTTATATCTACGGAAGATCTAGAGAATATGAATCAGATTATGATTAAACAATTGAAGAATCGCTACAATGATGTATCATACTATAAAAGATTCACTGTTGGTATTGATAGAGCTAAAATGAGACTATATGATCTTGAGAGTCAAGCACAAGAGGGATTAGTTAATAGTGGGACAAAGACGAGAAATCCTGAGACAGCATATTCCAAGTTAGTCGTATAATTATATTTTCTATAAATAATAGAATACCAAATAGTAATATAAAAAACAAGGAATATAATAATGGCTGATGTAGAAGAGGTTGTAAGTAAAGAAACCCGCAAAAAGATGGCTCGTAATATGGCTAAGATAGCCAAGAAGTCCTCTACCAAATTAAAGAAAGCACGTGCGGCTATGAAGGTTGCGACGCCTGAAAAGATACAGGCAAAGGCCGCCAAGAAAGCTAAAGATGTAATGGTAGGCAAGCTAATTGGTGATAAAAAATGGGCAGACTTATCTGATGCAGAGAAGACCCAAATAGAAAAGAAATTAGCCAAGAAGAAAGGTGCTATTGCCAAATTAGCTAAGAAATTAGCCAAACAAGTGAAGAAGGATGAATTAGCTAAAGTTAAGAAAAATAGGGAAGGATAATGTATAACTTCTCTAGCTTTCTGGTCTCTTCTCTAAATGAGGCCAAGAATACACATATGACTCATATTGAGGACCTAGTTCTTGATGGTGGTGTTAATGGTACGAGAGATGCTATAAATGCTATAAGATCCCTTCGTGATATGCTTGGTGGTACAACAAACTCTTCTCATTCTGTCACTGTTAAGTGGGATGGTGCACCAGCAGTCTTTGCCGGTATAGATCCTTCGGATGGTGAGTTCTTCGTTGCCAAGAAGGGTATATTTAATAAAAATCCTAAAGTATATAAATCCCATTCTGATATAGATGCTGATACCTCAGGGGATTTAGCTACTAAGTTAAAGATAGCCTATACAGAATTAAAGAAACTTGGTATATCTAATGTCATGCAAGGTGATATTATGTTTACTAAAGGTGATCTCAAAAAAGAAAAGATTGAAGGACAATCATACATTACATTCCATCCCAATACTATTGTATATGCAGTACCCTTTGATCAAGCAGATGAGTTATTGAATGCTAAGATTGGTGTGGTATGGCATACTAAGTATGAAGGATCTTCTTTTGAGGATATGAGTGCATCTTTTAATGTTGATATTACTGGTCTTAGGAAGAGTAAATCCGTTTGGATGCGTAGTGCAGATCTTGAAGATTTAAGTGGTACCGCTACATTAACTGCAGATGAAACAACTTTGGTTAATTCCCATTTATCTAATGCTGGAAAGATCTTTAGAAAAATATCAGCAAGTACATTAAAAGGTGTTGCTGGGAATTCTGAGATTAATCTCTTAATTAACACTTTCAATAATACTAAAGTTAGAAGTCAAGAACGCATTACGAATCCTAAGAAGCATACCTCTGAATTAATAGATTGGATTACTGCTCGATACCAAGGCCAGATAGATAAACTTAAAAGCGTAAAGGGAAAGGAACGAAAAGGCCTAGCTCGTGATGAAACCCTTAAATTCTTCTCCACGACCAATAAAAATAATTTATCATTGATGTTCGAATTGCAGAACCATTTGGTTGATGCAAAAGAGATACTGATTAATAAAATGAATGAGGTATCTAGTATTTCTACATTCGTAAGGACCACTCAAGGATTTAAAGTATCTGGCACTGAAGGTTATGTTGCTATTAATAGAGATGGCAATGCCGTTAAGCTAGTTAATAGAATGGAATTCTCTGCTAATAACTTTTCAAAGAATATCATAAAAGGCTGGGAAAAATGAAGAAGATCGCAATCACATTTGGTAGACTAAACCCACCAACTATAGGGCATGGTAAGTTAATTGATGCACTAAAGAAAGCTGCACGTGGATCTGAATATAGAGTCTATCTATCCCAGACACAAAATAAGAAAAAAGATCCTCTATCATATAAAGATAAGATTAAGTATGCAAGGTTAATGTTCCCATCTCATTCTCTTTATATAATGGAGGATAAAGACGTACGTACTGCTTTTGATCTTTGGGTTAAAGTATACAATGAGGGTTATGAATCAATCACTATGGTGGTTGGCTCCGATAGAGTAAGAGAATTTAAAAGTCTCATAGAGAAATATAATGGTAAAGAGGGCAGACATGGTCTCTATGATTTCAAAGAAATAAATATAGTGTCTGCAGGAGAAAGAGATCCTGATGCCGAAGGCGTTGAAGGTATGTCAGCTTCAAAGATGAGAGAAGCCGCTAAGAATAACGATTTTGAAGCGTTTAAGAAAGGATTACCGCCAAGTTTTAAAAAAGATGAGGAGTTATTCAAACTTCTTCAAAGCGAAATGAATATAAAATCATTTATGGAGTGGGAACAATTGCTTGGATTCAATCACCATCCTTTATAAATAAATAATAAATAAAAGGAGATAATTATGTCAAAACAAACTGCACCGCATTGGTGCCCAAATGCTATAGCTACTGCCCGCGGATGGGAAGATCCAGTAACAGGTGAAGTATATGTTTCAGATGGGTCTTTAGATTTGTCGAGTCCTGCACCTGCTACAGAAAGCAAATCAGGAACTTCGAACAGCACTAGAAAGAAAGAGAAACTATTTAAGAGTACTGACAGCGCTAGTGCTTAAAGTACTTAAAGTACTTAAAGTGCATAATATTATTGAGCTGCGTCCCAGCATAACAATTCCTGAGAGGGTTTAAAGAATGGCAAATAAGAAGATAACACAATTAACTGATATCGGAACTACAATAAATGAAGGAGATTTGCTTCATGTTATAGATGATCCTGATGGATCCCCGATTAATAAAAAAATGAGCATTGGTAATTTATTTGGCAATGTACCTGGTCTATTAAATTTAAAACAAGATCCAGAGGTAAAGAATTCTGGTACCTCTGGTGTGATTAGTACCGAAAAGATTATTACTAATATAGAAACACTGGCACCAAGCACATTTGATTTGGGTGATGGCACACAGGGTCAATTAAAATTTATTATAATGACAGGTTATGGCGGGGATGGAGTGATTAGCCCGACCAATTTACTTGGTGCTACTACAATAACCATGCAAGCTTTGGGCCAATCTATTCTATTACTTTGGAGCGGTGGGTCATGGGTAGTTATTTCTAGTTATGGTGCGATAATAGCTTAGTAATGTTTGAGCAATTAAATAGTAAGAACGTATTAATGTTTGCTATTAAGAACTATAGTAATCCAACTTTTAAGGGTGAGGATGAGTTTGAAGAGGATTTTAAAAAATTTAAATTAATGAATAAATTATTAAATTCTAATTCTCTGAATCATAGATTAGTATTAAACAATATTATAATTCTTCAGAATACATTTACTACTGAAGGAGTTAGGGCATTATTATTTTATTTTACTAACGAAAAACACTGGGGACAATTAAAATCGATTTTAATATATTTGGGTTACTTAAGCCCCGATGATATGTTAGCGGTTATACCAGATGACGATTTACTAAGAGAATTAGAGAGAATATAAGAATGCATATTATAACGGAAGGCAAATATATTGATTTATTCGTAACTTATAAATTCCTTCGAATACTAACTATACCCTGGGAAGAACAAGAAGCATTTAAACTCGGAATCATCGATGCTGAGGGTAAAAGAGTTAAGAAAAAAAGCATTGCATCTTCAGATGAGAAGAATGCCTATACCATGCTTCATAGATTAGTGTTTAACTTTAAAAGAATCTTGAGTAAGATACCTCTAGTTAAATCCAAATTGGGTACTTATGCCGCTGCTCTTTTCTTATTAAAGGAAAGCATGGATCATAAGGAATACAATATATTAATGGAATATATTATAGAGAAGGGCGAATTCGGTTACGAATTAGAAGCGTTAATAGAAAATTTAAATACAACACAGGCACTATGCCTATTAGAGGAAGAAAATATGAAAACATTAGATGAAGTAACATTAAAAGAAGCAAAGAGCCTTCCAGCTGAAATATCAAATCTAGGTCCTGCTGGTCAGTTTGCCTTAATTAATGATTTTCTTGGAATTAGGCAAAACAGCGGAATTCGACCTTTTGAGAAAGATTCAGAAAGGGCGGAGAAAGTTATTAAGGCCAATGATATTTCCGGTGATCTAGTAAAGAAGGCTTTAGCTAAGATGGAAAAGGATGGCTGGTTTAAGGAAGATATAGATGAAGATGCACCAGCAAACAATATGGGTGATGGCAACATTGCTGATAAAGATAATGTAATGAATCTTGATGGCCGTTCCAAAACCTTTAAAGCTGTCATGCGCAGAATTAAAGAGAGAAAATTAAAAGAAAAGGAAAGATTAATTAAAGCGAAATTATCTAAAATGGGCATCTCAGAAGATAAAATAGATGAAGAGGAATATGAAGAATTCTTCCAGAATGCTTTAAAGAAATTCAAAGTTAAAGATATAGCAAATCTTTCTGACGATGAGAAGAAAAAGTTCTTTAATTACGTAGATAAAAATTGGGACGCAGGATCAAAGGAAACAGATTAATTACAATTAAAAAGAATTGGGCTCAAAAGAAAGGTATAAAAGTAATAAAGGGAATTAAGATGGATAATCCGGACTATAGAAGATTGGATAGAATAGAAGAAAAAATAGATAAATTATCTGATCTTCTTATTGTATTAGCCAGAACTGAAGAACGAGTGATATCATTGGAAGAAGATACAAGGAAGACCGAGCGTGATATTGAAGAGGTTGAGAATAGGATCACCGCATTGGAGAGATGTGTTGGGGTTAATTCGAGGACTGTAACTTCTATCAATAAATTAGTATGGATTATAATGAGTTTTGTGTTAACCGCCTTTTTTACCTGGATAGTATCATTCCCGACCTTGGTAAAATAATTATAGAGCAGTGGAGTAAATTATGTTTGGAATATTGAGTACATTATTTGGCGGAGGTGAAACCGCCTCTAAATCGATCGATCTAATCTCCAGTTCCGTAAAAGGAATTGGAGGTTTCATTGATGAACAAAATTTTACTACAGAAGAAAAGGTAAAGGCAGGACTAGAACTAAATAGACTTAATCAAGAACTAGTGAAATCTACAATGAACGAAAACTCTATTCGTTCAATAACAAGAAGAATTCTCGCATGGGCAATCATGGGATCCTTTCTTTTCCTTGTACTATTTTCTGCCCTAATATACGGTATTCCCTTTCCCTCAGATGTAGAAGGTATCTCATTTGGTGCACAGTGGGCAAATCACGTAATGGAAGTCCTGACAGAACTATCAAATATGTCATTAGCTGTCAGCATCTTTTATTTTGGCTCAGCACTCCTAGGATCCAAATCAAAACCCTAACAACATCACGACCAAAAATCGTGTAGTTTCACAAATTAATCAATTTTCTCTGATATACCCATAGATTAATTATATATCTCGAAACTACACGATATAAGGGTTATAACTTATTGATTTGTAAGGGATTTATTTTGTAATTTTGTGTTTACAATTAGTGATTATTATATTATAATAGGTCTATGAATTATATTGATTTGAAGTATATTAACTTAGTTTCCCATCGTCTTCTCCGTTTCAAGAAGAAGACCTCCTCTGAATACAATTTTAGATGTCCATTCTGTGGGGATTCTTTTAAGTCTGAAAGCAAAGCCCGTGGTTGGTTATTAGAGAAGAAGGGTGAATGCTTCTTCTATTGCCATAACTGTAATATTTCTAAGAATTTTTATACATTTCTCAATACAATTGATGTAGGTCTTAGTAAGGAGTATTACTTTGAAAAGTTTAAATCTAATTTAGGAACTGAAGACATTGAAGGGGACAAATCACTGGAGAAATTATCCTTTCCTAAACCGATATTCAAGACTCGTAGCACTGATATATTAGAGGAGAGGGCTACGTCACTAAGGGACTTACCCCGAGATCACATTGCAATAAAATATGTTGAGAGCCGTAAAATTCCAAGGGATGAATATGAGAATCTATATTACATAGATAAATTCAATATATTAGATCCCTCATCATCTATAAAGGATGAAAGATTAATTATACCATATTATGGAACTGAAAATAAATTAGTAGGATTTACTGGAAGGGCATTAAGAAAATCCAATTTAAGATATATTAACATTTCATATGATGATGAGAAATTGTTCTATGGAACAAGACACATAGATAAGACTAAAGATGTTTATGTGGTTGAAGGTGCTATAGATTCTATGTTTCTGAGAAATTCGATTGCTGTTAATAATTCAAATCTTGCAAGAGTAACATCAATAGCACCACAGGAATCGTGTATACTTATTCCAGACAGAGAACCTAGAAATAAGGTTATCGTGAATAACATATATAATTTTATAGAAAAAGGCTTTAGAGTCTGTCTACTGCCGTCATATGTGAAAGGGAAAGATATAAATGAATATATATTAAATGGGCTAGATCCTGAGGATTTAATGGATATTATTAATGCTAATATAGTTCAAGGTATGATAGGGAGATTAAAATTAACAGAATGGAAAGGAATATAGGAGTAGTGAATGGACGATAATACTAATTATTATTTGTGCGAATCGTGTGAGGGGAGTTTCAAAATATCCCACTCATTAGACCCGAATCTATATCAAATAAAAATATGCCCATTTTGCGGGGCAGAGGATCTGATTGAAGATCTATTTATAGATGATGAGGAATTATAACAGGAAGGTGTGATATGATATATATTGATGCAAGCCAGATGTTTGTTGCTAATGCAATGGTCTATCTGTCTTATAATAAGGAAAGTGAAATTGATGAAGATAGATATAAATTTATGATCTATTCTTCTCTACTTGGTTACACTAAACATAAAAGCAAATATGGTGAAATGATTCTATGCTTTGATTCAAAAAAGAACTGGAGAAGAGGAGTCTTCCCACATTATAAAGCAGGAAGAAGAGCCGGGAGAAAAGATAATGATGAAGTTAATTGGGAGGCAGTCTATAGAGCAATAGATTCAGTAAAAGACGATTTGAGAAAATATTTCCCACTCAAAAATATTGAGATACTTAATGCTGAGGCAGATGATATTATAGGGATATTAGCTTCAAACGTCCAGGATAAGAGTTTAATCATATCATCGGATAAAGATTACTTCCAACTTCATAGATACCCATGGATCTCACAATATAGTCCAATAACAAAGCGATTAATTAGTCCTAAAATATCACCGACTAATTATCTTAGAGAACATGTTATAAGAGGGGATAAAGGAGATGGCATACCTAATTTTCTAAGTAGTGATGATACCTTTGTCTCTGGTGGCAGACAAACCCCAATAACAAAAAAGAAGATGGATTCTTGGTTTGGTAAAGATCCTAAAGAATTTTGTGATGATGATATGCTAAGGAATTTTCAGAGGAATGAATTATTAATCGATTTCACCAAGATCCCCGAAAATCTAGTGGAAGAGATCTTAATAGAGTATGGGAAATGTACTAAGAACAAGAAATTCAAATTATTAAATTATTTTATTGAAAATAGATTTAAAGAATTTATAGATAAAATTGACAACTTCTGAGAGGAGAAGAATTATTATGCAAATGACTATGCACGAAATATTAGAAAAAGTAAGAAAGGCAAAAAACAAAGCACTAAAGATCAAGATTCTCAGGGAGAATGATACCCCAGAATTGAGATCACTACTCAAGAGTTCTTTTGATCCCAATATAGAATGGCTATTACCAGAGGGCCCTGTACCCTACGATCAAAAAGACTTTAAGCTTGGGGATGGGTCACATAAATTTCTAGAAACCGAAATACCAACTCTATACCATTTCGTTAAGGGTGGTAATGATGGGATGAAATCAGTAAAGAGAGAACAGACATATATACAATTACTGGAATCTCTACATGAGACCGAGGCAAAACTGCTAATTGCAGCAAAAGATAAGCTCCTTGGTAAAACGTATAATATATCTGATCAGGTAGTTAAGGAAGCTTTTGATTGGAACAAGTCCTACACGAGGAATTAGCTATGCCTACATATTCATTAAAGGAGGTTGCCACTGGTATTATATCAGAGGTTTTCATATCAATATCAAGGATGGAAGAGCTAGTATCATCCGGTGAATATGAACAAATTATAGGATCCCCTACTATAGTTACTGGGGTAGGTAATCCACTTAAAAATACTCCCTCAGGATTTAAAGATGTATTGAAGGAAGTTAAAAAAAATTCACCCAAGGCTACAATGGAAATAAACTAAAGGACTAAAAGGATTTAATTAAATTGGCATCGAGAAAGAAAATGACAGTAAAACAAGAAAATCTAGTAAAAATATCTCCAATCACTGAAGCTCAAGGTGTAACAGAAAAGGCTTTCGAGAATAATAAACATCTATTCCTATATGGATCTGCCGGTACAGGGAAGACTTTTCTTTCTTTGTATCTTGCACTACAAGAGGCTTTTAAGAGTCGTAAGCAAGTCTATATTGTGAGATCCCTCGTACCAACAAGAGATGTTGGCTTTTTACCAGGAACAATTGAAGAGAAGTCTGATCTATATCAAGAACCATATAAGAATATGGTCAAGTATATGTTTGAGCAACAAAGCGATGAGGCCTTTAATAGTCTTTATTCTAGGTTAGTTGATCAAGGTACTATACAATTTCTCAGTACCTCATTCCTAAGAGGTATAACATTAGATAATGCAATCATTATAGTAGATGAATCACAGAATCTAACTTTCTGGGAATTAAACAGTATTATAACTAGAGTTGGAGAAGATTCTAGAATTATATTCTCTGGTGATATTGATCAAACCGATCTTAGGAAAGGGGAGAGTGATGGCTTCTCAACCCTACTAAGCATATTGAGTACTATGACTGAGTTCGAGTGTGTTGAATTTGGATTAAATGATATTGTTAGGTCTGGATTCATTAAATCGTATCTTATAGCTAAAATGAAAAGTGGACTATAACGTTCTCTAGTGAAGTGTAGTTTACAATTTGAGTAATTTATATTATAATAGTATCACATTACAAGTACGTATAGGAGATATAATGTTAATGAGCGCAAACGATTTCTCAAAGAAGATTGAGAATCTATCAGAGGAACATAACCTATCTTTAATAGATACTATAACATGGTATGCTGAGAAAAATGAAATAGAGATTGAAAGCATTACTAAAATGCTAACTAAAAACATTAAGGAGAAAATATATTATGAAGCTTCGAAAATCCGATGTGTTAAAAAGAAACCAGAACTACCTATTTAATTCATGACTAATCTAGAATGGAACGAATATGTAGCATGTAATTACTACATAGGTATGAGATGTCATTTCGGTAATGATAATTTCAATTTCATTAATATGATTAAGGGCAATCGATTTTTTTATAAGGTAGATCATTATAATAAGAGGAGAGATAAAGTATTATTCAAGAAATTATCTAAACAATATGGTAGAATAGATTTCATGAAATATATATTGAGTAATATAGTCTATTCCCATTTGTCGAAAGATAATACTGTTCGAATGCATTTGACTGATATGTCAGATGATAAGTTTAAAAAATGGTCTGGCAAAACTGAAAGTCTATTCTACAATTTCAAAAATGACATAGGTAGATTGAAAGAACACACTAACTCATTCAACGAATTATTTGAAATAAAGCACAATGAAATACCTATACTTCTTAGAGCTAATATATCTATAGAAACATTGAGCATATTAAATGGGATGACTAACTTCTCAAAGAGATTCGATGAAAATCTACACCATTTCCTATGGATACCCGTTAGTTATAAAGTTAGAAATTATGAGCCATTACTTTCACATTTTACTGCCTACGACAAAGAAAAATATAAGCAATATTTAATATCTGAGATGGAGAGATGAAAATGAATAAGGACGAGGTCATTGACGATTTAGAAAGAGAGATCGATACATTAAATAAAAAAGTGAGAGATCTAGAATATGAGAATGCTGTGAAAGATGTTAAAGAAGAAGCGCTTTGGAATGGTATCAACAAAAAGGAAATGAATGATGGAATTAACTGAGCAATCTTTAAAACTACTTAAAGATTATTATATGAAAGAGTATGAAAAGTCTCCAGAAGAAGCATTCAAAAGAACCTCATATGCCTTCTCTGGAGGCGATGACAAACTAGCCGAACGAATATATTCGTATATTATTAAAAACTGGTTTATGTTTTCTTCACCAATTCTTAGTAATGCACCACGAAAAGATGAAAAGGTAAGAGGTCTTCCTATATCTTGTTTCTTAGGATATGTACCTGATACACTAGAAGGTCTTATAGATCATACCTCAGAACTAAGATGGTTATCTGTTAAAGGCGGTGGAGTCGGCGGGCATTGGTCTGATGTACGTTCGGTGAGCGATATAGCTCCAGGTCCTATCCCATTCCTTCATACAGTCGATGCTGACATGACAGCATACAAGCAAGGGGTAACACGGAAAGGATCTTATGCAGCTTACATGGATATATCTCATCCTGATATTATGGAATTCCTATCTCTTAGAATACCAACTGGTGATGTCAATAGAAAGTGTCTTAATCTTCATCATGGTGTTAATGTACCAGATGCATTTATGGAAGCCCTCGAGAATAATGATGAATGGCTTCTGAGAGATCCAAACAGCAAGAAAGATGTTGATTTCGTCAAGGCACGAGAATTATGGGAAACTCTCTTAGAGACCCGTTATCGTACAGGTGAACCCTACATTTATTTCATTGATAAAGCCAATGATGCTTATCCACAAACACAAAAAGATAAAGGTTTATTCTCTAGAGGCTCTAATCTTTGTATTGAGATTACATTACCAACCAATGAAGAAAGAACAGCCGTATGCTGTCTATCATCATTAAACCTAGAAATGTATGATGAATGGAAAGATTCAACATTAGTAGAGGATCTTACTGTATTCCTTGATAATGTTCTACAATACTTTATTGACAATGCACCAGATGAGATAGAAAAAGCCAGATATTCTGCATCTCAGGAACGTAGTATTGGTATAGGCGCAATGGGTTGGCATAATCTCTTAATGAAGAAATCTATTCCCTTTGAGTCACAAGCTGCTGCTGAACTTAATGAAGAAGTATTCTCACTCATTAAAGAACGCTCTGTATCTATGTCATTGGCATTAGGCGCTGAACGTGGTGAATGTCCTGATATGGTTGGAACAGGAAGACGTAATGCTAACCTCCTAGCTATTGCACCTAATGCCAACTCATCATCTATTGCAGGAACATCACCATCAGTAGAACCTATTAAAGCTAATGCCTTTGTACATAGAACAAGAGCAGGATCTCATTTGATTAAGAATAGATATATATCATCATTACTTGGGGATTATAATCAAGATACTGAGGAAGTTTGGAACACAATTATAGCTAATAATGGATCTGTGCAGCATTTAGAGTTTCTTAGCGCACATGAAAAAAGTGTATTTAAGACTGCTATCGAAATTGACCAAGATGCTATTGTTCGTTTAGGCGGTCAGAGAGCTAAATATATTTGTCAGTCACAGTCCCTTAACGTATTCTTTCCTGCCGGGGTTGATAAGAAGTATCTCCATGAAGTACATTATAATGCATGGAAATATGGCAACAAATCTCTATATTATTTGAGAACTGAAACATCTAATAAGGCGGAAACCCTATCCAATAAGATTGAACAGAAGACTATGAAAGATTATGGGGAAACTCCAAGTGGTCAAGATCTCTTAGCATCCGTACCAGGTGAGTTTGCAAGTCAAGATGATTGTGCATCATGTCAGGGGTAATACTATGAAAGTAGTTATTAATGATTGTGAAGGCGGATTCTTTCTATCCAAAAAAGCAAAGAAGATGATAGGAATGGGCCACGCTGCATCTGAGTGGTGGGAAAAGTATGGTGATAGACATGATCCTAATTTAGTTGAAGTAGTAGAGGAATTAGGATCCGAAGCTTCTGAGGATATAGTATGGGAAGCATTTACTATAAAGTCAAACCTAGTAATACGTGAAATACCAGATGGTGATAAGTATTGCATAGATAAGGTTAATGGGAAAGAGACATTGGTTAACTTATCAGTTATACCGATAGTTTGCCCAGCATCTATTCACGTTAAATCGTTATATAAGAGTCTAAAACGTAATTAAAGTGCTGAAGGGAATTATTATATTACTACTATTCTCGAGTGTATCATGTGCAGAACCTAAATGGAATGAAGGTCTCAAAGTCGATGGAATGGATGATATGGAAGTATGGGGATTGTCTGGTCGGTGGATTGAAGAGGGTAAAGTTACAAAGCTTTGTTTCTTTTATATGAAAAGATATATAAGTTGTGCTAATATACCAGAAAATTCAAAAAAAAAGTGAAAAAAGTTGAAATAAATGTTTACAATCCGATTAATATGCGGTACAATTAACTATAAATTAAATTAATTAGCAATGTTAAGGAGATATAACATGAACAACTTAGAATTAGATACAATCATCAAAGCTTATGATTTCGAACCTATGCCAGAAAGAGACGATTGCTACATCATAGGAAATATCAAAGAGGTTAGATTCAACTCATACGTCATTGAAGTTCTAGAAGATTCTTGGGACGGAACTGGAAGGGTTGGACAAGAAATAATTGTACCAAAACCTGAATATATGATGCACGATTTCGAAGGAAGAATCTCTGTCATGAATGAAGAGACCCTACATTGAGCAATATAATATTAGTAGATGTCGATGGGGTATTATTAGATTGGGAGAGATCATTCACAGATTGGATGATCTCTCATGGATTCAATCCAGTAGAGGGTCACGATAAATTATATAAGGTATACCAGAAATTTGGATTACCTAGATCTCAGAGTAATGTTATGGCACGATACTTCAATGAAAGTGCTGGGATAGAGCATATGCCGCCTCTTCGTGATGCGGTCAAATATGTTCGTATGCTTCACGAAGATCATGGCTACGTATTTCATTTAATATCATCTCTATCTTCAGATAGGCATGCACAAAGATTAAGGACTAAGAATATTAAATGCTTATTTGGAAAGACCGCATTTGAGAAATTCATTTACCTTGAAACTGGTGCTGATAAAGATAAAGTGCTAGAGGAATATAAGGACACAGGCTATTATTGGATCGAAGATAAACCTGCTAACGCAGATGCAGGTCAAGCTCTTGGATTAGTGCCAATCCTCATAGCTCATGAGCACAATAGACATTATAAAGGCCATTCTGTTTGGTGGTGGAAAGATATATATAGTATTTTAACGAATAGAGAGTGTCATAATTATGAAGATTGAAGTATATTCTAAGCCAAACTGTTCCTTTTGTGATTCTGTGAAGGCTTGGTTTGATAAGCATGATGTAAGATATGAAGTAAAAGATATAATGGAGAAGGAAGAGTATTTTGAGGAATGGTCTAAGTTTGGTCAAAGATCTGTTCCTCAAATAGCATGTGATGGGAAACTCTTTGGTAACTATGACAATCTCATGGCAGAGAAAGAGAAATTCTTATTTGAAAAGAAAGTCACTATGCTTACACCATCTGAGACATATAAACCGTTTAGATACCCATGGGCAGTTGAATTGACTAAGCGTCATGAACAAGCACATTGGATTGAAGATGAAATAGATCTATCAGATGATGTAGCTGATTGGAAAAAGGGCACTCTCCCCAATTTCGAGAAAGATTTTATTATACAAGTCCTACGACTATTCACACAAAGTGATGTAGCTGTCGGTCAAAATTATTATGATTTCTTTATTCCTAAGATGAAGAATAATGAGATTCGTAATATGTTAGGATCATTTGCAGCTCGTGAAGGTATCCATCAAAGAGCATATGCACTATTGAATGATACTTTAGGACTTCCTGAATCAGAGTTCCATGCCTTTCTTGAATATAAAGAAATGGCTGATAAAGTTGATTTCATGAGGGATAATGATAATAGTAATTATAACAATTTAGCTATATCTGTAGCCAAATCTGTATTCTCTGAGGGTATATCACTCTTTGCCTCATTTGTAATGCTATTAAACTTTCAACGATCTGGTAAAATGAAGGGAATGTGTAAGGTTGTTGAATGGTCTATTAGAGATGAAAGTATGCACGTTGAGGGTATGTCAGAATTATTTAGAGAATTCTGTAAAGAACATCCAAAAGTAATTACCGATGACTTTAAGCGTAATATATATGAAATGCTAAGAAATGTAGTTACATTAGAAGATAAATTCATTGACCTAGCTTATGGCAAGAACAATGAAATAGACGGTCTTAAAAAGGAGGACGTATCCCTATATATTAGACATATAGCAGATAGAAGACTCCTGCAACTAGGTCTTAAACCAAACTTTAAGGTTAAGGATAATCCTCTACCATGGCTAGATTGGGTACTCAATGCACCAGATCATACCAACTTCTTTGAGAATAGAGTCACTGAATATGAGGTTGGAGGTCTTAAAGGATCATGGTCAGATGTCTATTAGTATAAATAGTATAATTACCTACTAAGATAGTACTATGATTGATTTCAATACTTTTAATGCGCTGAATGCACTTAATGCGCTGAATGCACTTAATGAAAATGTTAAGAATCTATTAATTAAGGATATGGAGCTGAAGAAGAAGTATTCTTTAGAGGTTTGGAGTATACTTCAAGAGGCATATTCTTCTATTGGTGGATTAAAGGGGTCTGGATTTAATAGTGTAGATGATATGATTGAGAATATCCCATTTTGGAAACTTATCATGAAAGACTCTATTGTACATGGAGTAGTTATGTATAAGGATTCAGGAGGCAGAAAGGCAGTTGCTCTTGGGGTTTTAAAAGGTTCTAGCTATGGCATAACCATGATTAAGAGTATCTTTAAGGATACTTTTAAAGTTTCATTTGGAGAGTTGAGTAAAGCTGCACTTAATATGGCTCTAAAGTCCGTACCGGATCAAGTTATTCGTCAATTGATACATACCCCTGAAAGCGCTGAAAAGATCCTAGGGAAGGAAACTACACCTCTTAAGGATATACCTAAGGATGAATGGCCATCAGATGCTATAGTAACTATTAAAAAGTTTCCATGGCTCCTAGATTATGGTTACATAAGAATGCTTAAGGGTAAACCATATTTTAAGGTATTAATTGGTAAAGAGGGTTTACAAATTAAATAAATTATGTTATAATTATATTATAAATTAAATTGATTAGTGAAGTGAGAAATGAGCAATATATTATATGTACATGGATATAGATCAAAGTTTGATCGTAACTCTAAAAAAATAAATACCTTAGAATCTATTGGTACCATAGTATATGGTCTTGATATAGATTATGATAATGAGACCCGTGAAGAGATCTTAAAAAGAATTGATACATTTATAAGGGATTTTAATATCGATTATGTTGTTGGTACTTCTATGGGTGGTTATATTGCTGCTCAATCCGGAGTTCCTTATATTTCTTTAAATCCTGCACTACACATTCCGGGTTATCCACCCTTCAAATCTTATAACAGTAAAAATCTGATATTGCTCAATAAAGGAGATGAACTATTTGATTCATATACTTCTTTCAGAGAATTAACTAAGAATGGTCTCGATCCATACCTGACAGAGGGAGGAGATCACAGATTTTCCAATATCGATAATCTAGCAGTGACAGCATTATTAAGAGAATTTGATTCAGACATCTTTTTTGCGAATTATAATTTGAGCGATGGAATAGGTGATGTAGATTAGGTTCATATATATTCATTTAACATTATGAATTATATATATGACATGGATATACAATGGAAAGGATTATGAGCCTAATGACTTAGATCCTAAGAAGGTACATGGATTTGTTTATGAAATAACTAATCTTGAGAATGGTAAAAAATATATTGGTAAGAAATCTTTTTGGTTTAAAAAAACATATCAAAAGAATCTAAAGAGAAGAAAGAAGGTAGTTGAGTCCGATTGGAAAGATTATTATGGATCATCTGAATTATTATTAGAAGATCTATTGAATGAGGGTAACGAAAACTTTCGTAGAGAAATACTAAGAGTCTGTAAGACTAAGTCGGAATGCTCTTATTATGAAGCTAAATATCAGTTTGGCAGAGGTGTACTAGAATCAGACCTATATTATAATAGATGGATCATGGTCAAAGTGAGGGAATCACACTTAATTAAGCATCAAGATAGAACAAAGGGCCTGTAGCTCAACAGTAGAGCAGCGTCCTCATAAGACGTAGGTTGTAGGTGCAAATCCTACCAGGCCCACCAAATAGAATAGGAGTATATAATGAGAATGCGATATATTTGTGGTGGTAAAAAGGCTATATTCAGTAGAAAGGATATGTGGAATTTAGACAGTACCTTAAATCCTATTATAGCAGAGGGATTAAAGAAGTTCAGAGAAGTCATGTCTGATCCCTCCACAAAAGGAGCAGGCCACCCGGGGGATATACCCGATATGGAAGGGTGGTTAAATATTATTGATGAAATGATATTCGCCTTTGAGCATCCTGATCCCCCTCATGTACCTGATAATATAGAATTCGAGCATCGCTACATAGGTGAACCTGATGAAAATGGCTTCCAAGAGGTGATAATTGACGTAAATGACGAAGTTGCCTATGCTGAGCATCAATCTCTATGTGATGAGCATACTGAGAGAGTTCGTGAGGGACGTAAACTATTTGTTAAATATTACGAAAGTCTTTGGTGGTAAAATGAACTATAAACGTAAGAAATCCAAGAGAAATGTTAGATGCACAATTTGTACCGAACTGAGATGGAGAGGTAACAATAATGGAAGACGTAGACATTCGGATTCAAAGAATATGGGAATGATGAGTGAAAAACGTATTGAGAATATACGTCATAGACCCGGAGATCATGATTTTTATTAATAAGAGGAATGAAGATGAAATGGATATGTAGATTAGTATTAGTGCTAGGTTTAGGAACAATTATATCACTATTAGTGGTACTACCTCATGTATTAGGTAATAAAGTATTAGAGAATGACGAGATTGTAATGATCAAAGACCTTGTTAAAATCCCTTGTACTTGGGAAGAGGGTTATCATGGTTACTTCTGTA